CCGCCATGTCCTCTTTGCGTCGTGGAATCAAATGTACATGAGCATATTCTACAGTTTGTCCTGCTGCTTCGCCTACATTCTGTCCTATGTTAAACGCTTCACAGTATCCACGTTCTGTCCAATCGTATCCCCACTTGTATGCTGCTTCCCAGCATTTTACAAGATGTTGCCAATCTTCTACTTTAGGAACAAAAAGAACGTGACCTTCTGTTACCGGAAAGTCGTCCTTATATACTGTAAAGTCTTTTGTATCTACTAATACTTCAGTCCAAGGTTTAGTATTCATTAACAGTTTCCCAAGGATAAACTAACCAAACGTCATCTTCTGCTTTGTTAATTTCGTGACAAGTATAATCTACGGTGCCGTTAAACCCACTTGCTAGATTATCTGTAAGTGTAGCAAAGCGAACATTCTTATGCCAAACTGTATTCCAAGTTTCTTCATCGGGCAAACAACTGCTCTGCCAATCTTCTTTAATCCAATTGAATGTAGCACCGCTATTGTTGATATCATCTACAATAAGAATATTCTTACGCAGTGACAGGTCCCATCTTGCACCAGTAATGCCAGTTTCTTCAGCATTATTATATCCAAACGCTTCCTCGCTCATCCAAAGATTACTCTCAGGTCCGCATTCACTATCGCGCAAACTAACTTTAAGTGCTTCGCAGCGAACTTTAAGCATGTTACTAATGATAGTAGCAGGAATATTGCCGCCACGAGTAATTCCTACAATATAATCAGGACGCCAGTTGTCTGCATACATGCTAGTAACAATCTGTACGCACATCTTTTCAATGTCTTGCCAACTGTAATAATGTTTCTTAATCATTTCATGCTCTCCAGTGTTGCAATTTTAGCAATCTTATCACCAAAATCATCGTCCTTGTGAATAATGTAAGTAGTTGTATTAGTACGATCTTTTACCCGATCATATGTTCGAAACTCTACCACACGTCCGCCTATTGCACTAAACACTCTAAAGTTTAGTATAGGGTCAGCATCGCACACAGTTGCTTCAGTATCACGCGAACATGTTACCGTGTCACGACCAACTGTGCATTTTTCTTCTTCATAATCGCTACCTTGCCTTGCCCAGCTAGCTACTAGTTTTTTAAACCATCTCATTTAGATTCCTTAATTGCATCAAATGTTTTATACTTTGCAAGTTGCGACTCATACGCATCTTTTAGTTCTTTTAGCTTAGGATACTTTGCTTCCATATCTACGTGTCGCTTTAATAATAACACAGAGTCACGCAGTTCGTCAAGTTCTTTCATAACATCTCTGCCTTGAACAACAAGAGGAATATCAATCTGCATCGTATTAGGATCTAACGAGTCTCTTATAGTCAGATTACCAGTAATAGCACTAGCACTACTATACGTTCCGGTTAACACACCAGTATCAGTACAACTAATATACCCGCTCAGAGCAGACATTTTTTGTGCTGCTGATCCGGACAAGAGTCCAATGGTGTTAGAACTGGAATTAGTGTTCGAGCTCATATTTTTCCTTCAAGTATTGTTCATGTTGTACCCAAGCACCGTCTTTGACAAAGCCCCATTCTCTTAGTTTAGGACCAGGTACAAACAAAGTCCAAGGCTCAATACCAGGCTCAAGTTCAATGCTATGAAGAGACTTAGGACTGCTAAACCTAAAATGCCCCGGTCGTCTCCACAATTTACCTGCTGGAGTATGTTCCCAATACCCGCCGCTAAGAATAAAAGTAAAGTAAGGCCAAGGATGATCATGTAAGTCATCTAAATCTCCTTTATGAAAGTTATGTAAAAAGACATTAAACGGAAACCATGTACGCTCTTTTAAGAAAAGATAATAGCGTGTTAAGTACGGCTCGTTGTGGTAACGGTCCATAATCACACGCTTGCGATCTACACGTTCTAGCAGTTTAAGAAAGATTGTGCCAATAGATATATTATCCTTTAATTGTGTCATACAATGCTGCTCCACTAAAAAATTCTTTGTTTAGTTTAGTAACTTGTTTAGCTAGACTAACTGCAAAGTCATCGTAATTTTCCATGTACTCTACAATACGTGCAATTACTTTGTCTTTGTGATACAAGTAAGCGTCATAGTCTTCAGTCCATTCGCTTGGGTATAAGAACTCTGGAACAGCCATTTCACTGTAGCTTAGTCTATTCGGCACCATAGGAATAGCATTTACTAATGCACCTTCATACCAACTAATACCTAGTGTTTCTTGTAGGTTAGCACTAAACACAAGTTTAGCTTCCCCTAGCAAGTTATGATATTCATTCTTTGTAAGCTGTTGCTCTTGACAAACAACAAACTCATATTGTGGCAGGCGCTGTGCTAAGTCTCTAAAGATTTCAACTTGCTTCTCAGGAGCAACACGATGTGGAAACAAGATTAAGTCTCGCTTCTCCATACCTTTATATTGTGTTAAGCTATCTTTAAGATACTCCATAGGCCATCCTACACGAACAATTTTACCACTGTCGTAGATTTCTTCCCAGTCATCGTCGTACCAAGGATTCTCTACCATCATGCCGCCATGCAGTAATTCATCAAAGAACATCCGAACATGGAACTCTGTAGCAAAGAAGTTATTGTCGTACACATGATACATACTCTTCTCAGCATGTCTTACCCAGGGCTTATTGCCAATTAGCCTACCAAGGAAATCATGAGGATCATAACTACCAGCATGCCATAAGCCACCGATTCTGATATCAACGCCCAAGAGCTCAGCCATGTAACGAAGCTGGATAACAGTTGGGTTCCAAGCATCCGTATATAGAAAATAGTCTCCATTCTTCACCTCACCTTTGCAAAACATTTCACCAATGATTTCTAATTGCTTACTCTTATAAACATTAGTACCACCAAAATTAAGAAACGCCCCAGGCGTAGTTGCCTGAGGAGTATTTCCGCCGCTAATAACTTTAACATCTTCATTAGTAGCATGCCGCATTTGCTTAGGCAAATACTCTTTCCACTGTTTAGTGTAGCGGGTATCTACTGCTTCAATGTCTACTATGAAGATTGTCATTTAGTTACCTCGATTGCTTTCAAACCTTGGGTTAGGACGGCGTGTGCGACGATTGGGATCATAGCTTGCGCCTGCACGAGATTTTGCTCGCAGCCAACCTTGGTGTTTGTTGTACGCAATCCAAGTTGGTGACTCGTTGCTATACATGTCTTTTTCATCAAAGACTTTTGCTTCAAAGCGACAGTAGTCACGGAATTTATCCAAGTCGTCAAATACTTTGCGGATAACAGGATTCTCAATTGACATAGTTTTTACCTTTTTAATTCTTAGGATAAAAGTTTGAACAGCCGTTTTCGCCATCTTCGGCAACATCAATCTCTACAAATCGGCCGGGATACTTTGTAGAAATTTCTTTGTACAAGTCATCTGCGATCATTTCGCAGCTCTTGTGATTTAGTTGTAGTACAGATGTAGAGCTATCTACTTCAGCATACAACCGTTCCATCCAACGTTTAAATTGGATAAACTCAATATCGCGATCGTTATGGAACACTTCGATGCGAACTTTAAAATGGAAAATATGGCGATGCGGAACGCCAAGGAATGATACATCATCCCATCCGCCTGTTGCTAGTTTAGGATCAGTGTCTGCACCAGGGTACAGATGTACACCTTCTTTGCGGAATGTAACCCAAATACTTTTAGTAGGTTCTGTCATAGTTCTTTCTTCTCTTATTTTGCGTAGTATGTAGTTGTGATAGTTTTCTTGCTCATACATTAATTATACGCTCACTTTAACACTTTGTCAAGGCCATATTCGCGCCAGTCAGTAAATTTATCACGGTCCATCAAATTATGCAGGCTATGGCACCAAACGCCCGGATTAGTTGCACGAAACCCTTTGTCGTCAATCTTGACCATTGTGTTGTAGTTCCATTGTTTAACGTAAGGAACAACTACACGAAGCTGCGGAATAAAATAATTGCTCTCAATCAGCCCGCCGTCCATAAACCATTCTAAGTTAATAGTGCTCGGAATATCTAGACTACAAAAGATACCTTCATCTAAAAACAGTTGAATTAATTTATCCCATGCTTCAAAGTCTTCCGCTGCAACAGGATTGTAACTGTGATTAGCACCAAAAAAGATATGCTCGCATTGTTCTTCTTTGTAGTACTTCATAACTTCATTGTAGTCTTGAATACCAGTAACAAACAATGTCTTCATTCCAAATGCAGGAGTCTTTTCAACTTCTACACCTGTAAAGAATGTAATACTGTCTGCTGTGCCTGTGTCGTAATCACGCTTCATATTACGCTCCGAACTCAAAAAGTCGGTTGCTTGTATTAGTTGAAAGTTTTTTTATATGTGTCATTGCTCCTTCGGTAATACGATATTGGTATTGTCCACTGGTTTGCCTCTCAAAATAGCCCAAATGATTGTCGTAACGAATGTATTTAGGCATATTCTTTGGATTGCTAGATTTAAGCATAGATTGTCCGTACTCCCATGCTTCTTTAAGTTTAGATTGTATTTCGTTACATGTAAAATCATAAACTTTTGCTTCAGTAACTATGTTGTCACCAGTAAGTATATTTTCATCATATTCAACACGGTATTGCCGTTGAATCTTATTTCTAATATTACTATATTCCCAAGGAGTATTTATAATATCTACAGGTAGCATAGCACCTACTGTATGACCGCTTGTGCTACTTCTCAAACGGCTTTTAATTTCTAGTCCATACTCGGGAAGATCTATACCTTTTCCTCGATTAACTTTGTAACCTTTATCTTCAAGATCGTTTTCAATCCATCTTCCAATATTACCATTATACTGTTTCATTGGAATAACTGTTCCAGGGTTTATTGCACTATTAAGTGATATTACTTTTATCATCATTCTAAATCCTTTTGTATTAGATATGCATTAATACGATACATTTCATCTTTAAGCCAAAGTTTCATAGTTTTCATTCTACGAATTTCGTCTTGTTTTGTAACATCAGTATAACTTGCTTCTATTTCGTTGTCAAGTTCTCTATGCCTAATTTTTAGTTCTTCGTAATGCTGCTTGAGTCTATCTTCGTCATTTTCATAATTGTCCATTTTCCAAGTCCTCTAACAAGTGTGTTTGATCTTCAGTAAAACAACCATCTTCTAGTTCTTCTACTTCTGGTTCAACAACATCAAACAATGCTCCAAAGTAAGTACTAGAGTTTACAGTCTTTTTACCAATGGCTCCGCGAGTGCCCGGAATTGACATCCAAAACTTAGAGTTATTGTCAATTAAGGCGTTTGCTTCTTCTCTTGTAGTTGCTGCAAATATTGTTTCAACAACGTCTCTAAAAAAGACCCTGTCAAATTGCTCTTGTACAAGCATTCTCGGTACAACTCCAGCATCGTATTGTCTATTGGCTTCTTGAACTGCATTGATGTGACTCCAAACATTATGACCCATTTGAATGGCATATGAAAAACTATCCCAAGATGTTCTTCCTTCTTTGCCAATCTTATTTAAGTCGCCCGGCTTGTAAATGCATACATCACTGACTTTCATTTCTGCTGTAATAGGACTATCTTCAAAGTTTTTAAAGATGCCATCTTGCAATACTGCTTGTTTAAAAGTTCTAGTATCGATTGAATACTTCTTATCATCAATGCTAGGCACCATTCGGTAAGTCCACTTACCTCTATCAGGAGTTTCATTCTGAATGTAAATCTGTCCATTAGCAGTTGCTAAGAAAGGACTTGCACAGTCAAATGTAAGCATCATAGTGGGGTTATAGTACTTGCGTATAGCCCGCTGTACGTCCGTAAGCAAACATGCCCACTCTAGCTTGCTTGTGCCTAGAAAGTGCATTACATCGTGTATACCGCTTTGTAACAAGCCATCAAAGTGCATAGAAACAATGCGTTTAAGAACCAAGTGTACGTCACACATGTTTTGACCGCCCATCGACCACCCATTAAAGTGATTGTCCGGATACTTGGCTGGATCGCAATAGTCTTTCATTTGCTCGTACCAGTCATCTGCATCTGCATGATTCTCACCTTGTAGTACGTTTAAGAACTTACAAGCACCAGTGCGGTGTTTCATCCAGTAGTCGTTATTAATACGTGTTGCTTTAACTGCTTCGTTGTATGTGCTAATGCCAGTAGCTTTTGCACCTTCAGGGCTACGAGCAACCCAAGCCGGGATATCAAGTACCATGCCATAGTCCATGTAAGCGTCCATCCAACGCAATACACCGTCTCGTTTCTTTTGAGCTTTAGGACAATTAGGATCTTTCCAATCACCTTCCCAAACGCCCTTACCAATCTGGAATCCACCTGAGTCGCCAAGCAACCAAGTGTTCTGCCTATCTCTATTCCTAACCATGTCTTCTTTAGGCACAAACTTAGTTGTATCTAAATCGGCGTGTCCTGCAGAGTAAAGCGTCCACTTGTATGTGAACGCTCCTTCTTGTGCATTTAGATAGTTAAGACTTTCTACACCATTCTGAAAGTTAGCAGGAATACGAGCATCTTCAATGTAAGGACCTTTAACAGGATCTAGATGACGCTGTTTGCCCACGTAAGTCGCATAGAAGCCACTAAGTGCAGGTAAGAAATGTGCGTAATCGTTTTGTGTTGCAGTTAAGTCTTTATTCATTTTTAAACAATGTTCCTTATTATTACTATGGAACTTATAGCAATCCATAGGGTATTGAATGCAACTAGCGTTGGCAATAGTTTTCTTTCGCTAGCCCAAATCAACATTACTGATGTTAGTAGTGTTACAAAATGTAACTGCCATATCTCTAAATTGAACACTAGACTCGGAATAATCACTAATGTTTTTGCTAACCAGGATACTGCTTCAACAATATTGTAACTTGACCAGTATCCTGGTTTAAACCAGTAACTGTAACATTCTTTAATATTTTTCCAACCTACACGGTGATAAGTTGTAAGCGTTATAGCTAAAAATGTTACAATTATTAAAAGTTCTAGCATTATTTGCTCTGCGCTGGAAGGATGTAGTTGTATTTTGCCATACCTGAATCAACACTAATCATCATAGCACCCTGATCACTAATGCTCATAGTAGTAGTACCGCTTAGATTTAAAATACTTTGAACAGCGGCAACTGGCCAACTCCAAGTGTGCGACAGTTTACCTTTTATTGCATTTTGAAATACAAACTCACCTGAGTGTGTGCTTGCATCGCCAAAGCTAAACACCAAGTCAGTTGCACTGCCTGTTGCAGTAGTCTTAACATTAAATGTAGGTTCCTCACTATGAGCAGCACTCTGTAACTTCATACGTCCAATTGCTGCTACGCTAGGCTGAAATTCAACTTGCCATGTTGCACCTTTAAATGTAACCGTCTTAAGTTTTTCGTCAATGATTGCTCGGTTCATAAAGCGATAATCATTTTCAAAGTCACCAGTTGAGTTTTCAAAGTGAATATGTGTAGGAATAGTTTCGCCATTGCGTACTGCTTTGACTACTTCAATCTTTGCATCTTTTTGATACTCGGGATTTTTTAAGTGTAGTGCAAGTTTGTCCAAATTGGGCATACCAAATATACCATCAAATTCTGTTACTGGTGTATGTGCCGTTGCAGTCATAATAACTGAACGATCATCTGCCATACTTTCAACGACTGTGCTAGTAGTATCAGCAGTTACTTTAACTAATGATAAAAACCCTAGTGCGTGTGTATGTGCTACTACGTCTTGTAAAATATCTTTCATGCGATTTCTCCTGTGTTAAGTTTTATTATAGTGCCTAATTCTTTGTTTGTCAAGAACTCTTTTATCATATATTTAGGTTTATATCCTAAGGCTTTCATTTTTTCTAAATTTGCACATGTAAATGTTCTTTCATGTGGAGTATTTAGGCGGATAGGCAAGCCAGGAGCCAAGTCCTGAACTCTAATTGGATCACCTGAACCAATATCTATTATACCATTAACGTGCGTCTTTTTAATCAGTATTTCAATTGCATCGCAAATATCGTTAATGTGTACAAAATCTCTGTGGTGTTGAGTTACGTATTCTAATGTACCATTAAATAGTTTATCAAAGAACATGTTCTTTCTAGGTAAGTCGGAATACACAGTGTGGAATCGCATACCTAAAGTATCAGTATACCGTGTTGCTAATTTTTCCAGTATGTACTTAGATGCCGCATAAGGGTTCAAATCGGGCTCGTACGCACTGCTTGAGCTTGCATACAATATGCGAGTGTTACTATAGCGTTCAAACAGTCTACGGCTTGCTTCTACATTGTTTAACCAATAAGCACCCGGGTCATTCAGGCTTTCACGAACACCGCTTTTTCCTGCTAGATGTATTACAAGATCGACATGATTCGGAAAGTCACAAGTAAGCAAGTTGGTACCTGCTTGCAAGTCTATACAGTGTATAACTTCTACATCATTGTTATTTGTTAATCGTGCAAGTAATGCAGTACCTATAAAGCCCCTGTGACCCGTTAGCAAAATTTTCATTTCGCTGCTACCTTTGCTTCTTGAAAATATTGTAACAGTTCAAATGTTTCTTGCCAGCGTTTTACAGGCTTTGCTACGTCTACTTCTAACGACAGCAGATAATCATTACCAGCAGGATCCATTCTATCACCAAAGAAGTAAAGTTTATCTTCAACTTCAAAGTCCTCAACAATTTGTGCTTTGTCCGCACCTAGTGGAGCAATATCAATACCAGTTTCGCCTCCTACCGTTGCTTGTAGTGTAGGAAATAATCCATTAAACTCTTGAGCAATAATATTACGTTCGTCGAATAGAACATCATATATAACGTAATCTGCTCGTTGTTCTTTGTCAGCGCTACGTCCAACTATGCTAAAGTTAACAAGCCCTGGGCGATGTTCGAAGTGTAATCCTGTACGAGTACAATAGGTACTTTCGGTTAGCTTATTAGATAACCATTCGTGTGCATCTTCGGGAAGTGTCCAATCATTAGTATGAATATTCACACCTTTCTCCCAAACATCATTGCCGTTACAGTTATAAATCCTCATCACAGCATCACAAACATCAGGACCAACCTGTTCTAATGTTTTAGCATAGTCGCTACCTGTAACTAGATAAACTTCGTTTGCATAACAAAAGTCTATAAAGTATCCTTGAAACTCACTATTCATACCACTGCGACTTGGCGTTAATGTTCCGTCAACATCAAATATAAACTTATTACCCACGATCAGCTACTCTCTTTCTTAAATCACTTGAACTAAAACGATGATCTCGTTTATTAAAGTATAATTCAATATCTCTTTTACGGCAAATGTCTTTACCAGTAAAATCTTTATCTCTATACTCCTCTCCTAATATTCTAACATGAATATGATACATTGTCAAGATATCTTCTAGGTCTTGTTCGGTGCCATAAGGAATAATTTCATTTACATATCCTACTGCTTTAAGTTGCGTATAGCGCTCGACAATAGTCTGTATAGGGGAATTTTTATCTAGACGATCAACGCTAGGATCCACTTGTAATCCGCAGATCAAATAATCGCACTGTTCTTTTGCTTCACGTAACATTTGTACATGCCCGGCGTGAAGTAAATCAAAAGTTGATGCGGTGAAACCTACCTTCATTGCATCTGCTCCACTAGTCCTTTTAACATTTTGATTAGCTCTTCAATAGTATTTAGGTCCTGATCGCTCTCGGTATCAATTTCTATTTCTAATTTTATTTTCATTTTAGTCTCCAAAGTCAAACAAACTATTGAACGTGTTATGACGCTTAGTATCCTCTAATGGATAGTTAAGCACACCGATCAAATTATCTAACTTATTATCAATAATTGTTTCTGCCATTGCTGCATCATCAAACGGAAGTTCTTTAAACCATTCAGGCATACGCAGCTCGTCTGTCGGATAAGCAACACTAGTGTACCCTAATGGATTCTGCTTGAGCTTACAAACAATAACTTTCATACCATCAACAATCTCCTGCGAGTATTTGTCACCATTCATACGCTTGAGTGTATTCCAGTTAATACTTGCCCTAACGTGTCCAGGCATATTAGCCTTGCCGGCTTTTTCTTCTAAGCGACGATAATGTCCAACTTTGTTTGCACGTTTCGGACTACCTTTCTCCCAACCTGGCCGTTCACTAAATGCTAAACGAAATTGAGTAATACGTTCTAGCACATCAGTTTGCGGCTTATCTGTAAGTACCATAAGCAACAGCTCGCTTAAAAACTCTTGCATAAACACAGGAGTATCACTTCTACGTAAGTCTAAGCCCATGGCTTTTACTTTACCAGCTTTACCGTCTACGTCACTGCGGAAACCTTCTGTATCAATTACTAGAGCTGCATAACGCTTCTTAGTAATAAACAATCCGCTTTCTGCAACAATTTCACGACCTGCTGCAATAACAACACTTCGACTCTTTGGGCAATGGAATGATTTTGCCATCATATCTGGGAAGGTTATATTAGCTGCTTCTGATACTTGATCGTAAAGTGTAATAACATTCTCTTTAGTCCAAGGAATATTGCCTGCCTTAATTTCATTTTGTAAAGTAGGCCAAGCACTAAAGTAGACCGAATCTGTGTTATGAACCAAATGTCCATTTGCAAAGAAAAACGGATCGTCTTCGGCAATGCTTATATCATATACGTACTGGTCGCCTGTGTTTGGTATCTTTTCTACGCTTGCTACTCGTTGTCTTATTACTTCAGCCATGTTATGCACCTTTGAATTATTGTTTTAGGATCAGCCAAATACTCTGACTCCCATATGATTAGTGTGTCTATGTTACGCTTATCTTTTAATGCTTGAATCTTCTTTGCATCTTTTTCCCATACGTGTCTTGCTAATAACTCAGATTGTGGATGATACCAGTTTTCAGCGTATTTGTTAGGATTGCAATGCCAGTAGTCGCCATTAAATTCTATTGCTTTGTCATTGTGTACAATGTCATAAAAGTTCGGCTTGTCATTTGCCCAAATGCAATATTGTTTCGTTTTGTAATAATAGCGCAATTCTTCTTCCAGTGCAGACATTATTTCATCAGCAAACTGCTTTTCTAAATTACTTGAATATTTTTCTGACTGTTTATAATTAGCAATTATATCTAGTGCTACTGCTTCATCACAGTTGTTTCTTTCCATTACTACATCTAGTGAGTGTGACTTTATTCTACACACTTCATTGTACATGTCTGTACCAGTTGTAGTACCAAACTTTTCTATGAAATATTCCTTTGTGTTTGTGTATGCCTGTCTATCGCAATATGATTGCCATTTAATAGCACCTGTCACTTCACCGTGCCGTTCTATTAAGTTTTTTAATGTAACAGCTCTTGATTTATTATATTCATCAAAGTCGGCTTCGGTCCATCCATGTTTCTCTTGTTTGTATTGCAGCGTATTAGAATACGCTTGTTTTCTTTTATAATCATCCCATGCAGCTTGACCCTGCACTGTTCCGTATTTCTTTTGCATATTAACTAGTGTGCAGGCTGTTGACTTAGCAAACTCATCGTCTACTAGTTTAGCATGGGGATATGCGATTTTGTATTCTTTACCGTTCTTAAACTTTCCAGTACATTTATAAAAAAAATGTGTCCACTGTAATCTTTTTGCGACTGTGCCGCACTCTATACATTTTGGCATGACTATGGTGATACTCCTATCGTTGTATGCTTGCTATACTTATTTAACATCATAGTCAAAAAACCCTACTTAGCAAGAGTAATAACTAAATCATTTTCTTGTAAATCTGTTGCCTTTATTTCCAGTAAGAACCCATCTCGGTCTATCATTAAACTGTGATCTTCTGTTACTGTAACCGACGTTCCGTCTTCCATTGTTACCTTGTATAATTGCTTAGAAGTTTTATGACGCATAACATAGTTCATTTTAGAAATAGTAATTTTATCATTTAATGCATGGAATCCAAGTGTTGTAATGTCCGAGTCGTTAAACATTGCATATTCCTTTCCACTAGGATGTAATACTTTATCCTCAACTGCATCAAACAAATCTTCAATTGCAATCATGCCATTTGATGTGTTAATCATCGAATCACCGGTAACGCTATCACCATAGATAACAGCATCACCAACGTGATCGTAAACTCCAGTAATAACTTTATTAACTTCTGCACTCATATGCTTAACAATAGTACGACCAGTAAGTGTAGTTGACTGTCCAATACGCTTATCAAAGAAGCGGCAACCAGGGTTAAGAATAGCACCATACAAACTGTTAAGCAAAATCTTCTTAACTAGCTGACGTTTATCCCAATACTCAATCTCTGCCTTATTACCTGCATCCTTAGCTTTCTTCAGCTTTGCTTGTAACTCTTTACGTTCACCATACCAACGCTTTAGAATACCTGGAATAACACCTTCAAACTCTTGTGTAAAGATTGTACCATTGCTACTAAGCATCCATGGATTATTACTGTCAAATACTAGTTTGTAAATCTCTGCTCCGCTCATTACTTCAGACTGGCCGTTTTCAAACTCAATAGTAAGTGCAACATCTTTACGTTTGGCCATAACAGCATCGTATTCTTCTGTTGCAAAGCGACCTTCCCAACTACCGGCGAAGCTCTGTTTCTTAAGACCCATGTCTTCTGCTACACGAGCTTCTGATATGTCTGGACGAATTTGTCCTACAAGAGTTTCTGGAGCCATATTTAACGCACGAATCACTGAAGGGTACAGTGAGTTCAAGTCCATTGACCCAATCCACTTGTGCAAGCCCTTTTTAGGGAACGCAACATATGCGCCAGCGGCCTGTGTGTTTTCTTCGTCATCTATATTCTTACGATTAGGAACTTGAAGTCCACGATTGTGCGCCTCGTTAATAATGCCTTGTTCAGTAACAGCAACAGCGCCCATAGTAGTCTGAATAAGAACTGTATTCTCGTGTGCAATAGTATTACTTAATTCAATAAAGCGCAGTTTCCTATCCAGTTTGTCCAGCAGCGCAGTATCTTGAATGTTATATTCAATAAACTTTTTAAAGTCATTGTTATAAAGTTGATCCAGTGTACCTTCGTATGCTGTTTTGTTTTCACCTACTTCAATTTCACCAATAGCATCTAGTCGATAGCTGTGGCGTTCTTCATAGGTATACTTACGATACAAGTTTAAACTGTCCAAGTGTACACGACCAATCAAGTCATATGTTTCACTTTCTTTACCAAACTTTTCGTAAATACGCTTCTTAGGCAGCTGACCCCACAAGCAAAACCGTCTTGTGTCATCTTTACTTAATACACGAGCTACACGATTGACAGTGTAGGGAATATCATAGCCTTCGCTGTTCCAACCACTTATTACGTCGCTGTCTTCAATAATTGTTAAGAACGTGTCTAACATGTCCTTTTCTTTAGCAAACAGCATTACGTTAGGAATATCTTTAAGCAACTCAGTCGCAGCTTCCATTGTAAGTGTTTTAGGAGGCACTGCTAAACACACCATTGTTTCTAGCCACTGCAAATAAACGGAGATAGACGTAATGCCCATAAACGGATCGCTAGGATCTGCAAAGCCGCGCTCTGGGTCAAAGTCTGTCTCAATGTCGAAAAATGCAATGTTTAGTTTAGGTGCGTCTTGGTTAAGGTAGTTTTCACTTAGACACTGAAAGATTGGATTAATGTCGCTTTCAAACAGCGTTTTGTCTCGATTGATTGCAATTTCCTTGCGGAAGTCTTTAGTATTCTTAGATACAATACGACTCAACGGATCACCGTACACACTTTTGTACTTACCCTTTTGATCCTTATAGTAAAATGTATATTTTACAGGTTGTTCACGGAATATTCTAGCTCCGTCTTTTCGTTCAACTATCTTGATCATATCGTGATCACGGTCGAAAAATGCGTCTACATAACTCAATTAAATGCCTCCTGTTGTTTGTGGCCAACTAACCTTAAACCTGTTCTTAAAGTGAACGACTCTTATAATATTAAGCCTATAACATATATAGCGGTTAAGCCTATATTAAACCATAGGAGTGAATTCTCTTTCCATAAGTACCCGACTACGATCCATAATGCATTACCTACAATAAAGAAGTAATGATGTAGATATAGTTCAGGTACAAAACTGGCAAGACAAGCTGCAATCAATACGATTACAGTGCTTACCCAAGCCAGCCACTGGTATGGTTTTACCACCATGTTGCTGCTACTCCATATCCAAATACGTTAATTATTGCAAAGTACCCTGTTAGTAGCATCACCCACGCTGCACCTCTACGTACTGCTGCATAGCATTGAGTAATACTACCAACAAAGAATCCTGGGTATACCATCATCATATTAGGATCTTTAGCATTAACTGCAAGAGTTAAACTTGCACCTACAGTAAAGATAAAACTTACAAGTTCAAAATAGAACGCAGTTTTGTCACTGGTATAACTAGCTACCCAAAATTCTTTTATTTGTTGCATTATTTGTCAACACCGACTGTAGCAACAAGTGTTTCAAGGTCTTCAAAATAGTCTGCATGCTTTTCCCAGTCACGTTTCTGTGCAACTTTAATTGCTTTATTAATTAATGCTGGTTTGATGTTTAGTTCTTCTGCTACTGCTTTAACAGTATCTTTAAGACCTTCTTGTAAGTCTTCAATTTCTTGTAGCACTGTTACGCCTTCTTGAACAAGACGCTCAAGTTTTGCTTTTTCTTCTGCACCATAGGTACGATCACTCATAGATTACTCCTAAATAAATGTTATTACTTGTTAAGTATACAGGATTATTTAGGCGTTGTCAAGTGTTTATTTTATAAAAGCGCCAATTCTGCCGTGGACATCTGGATATTCACGATATGTGTATCCGTCGGGCGGTGTTGTGTCTTCGCCCTTCCAGACTGGAATAAAATGTTCAGTGTGTTCGTCGAAGTCTTCGTTGCGTCTAAGATGCACTTCGATTAGTTTGCCGCCTATAAATTCACAGTTGATCCATTTGTGCGGATATGATATATTGTGTAGCATTTTAGGAAACTCTACTATGTCATCTGTTCGAACCCATTCGTCCCAATGAGTAAATGTATCATCACTCTTTCGACCTTCTACACATAATTCTTGTGTACCGTAAAAGTAGTCTATGCTGAGATGTCTACCTTCAAACCACTCACACCAGAAGTAACCGTAGGGCAAATTGCAAGTGTCTTTCTCAAGCCACATTTTTTCTGCACCCAGGCCTAGTCCCAGCATATTAACACAAGGGCGCACGATATAAAAGCCCGGATGCGGAACATCAAGACCCACTGGTCCACAGTTATATCGCATTTTTCTACTTACAATTAGTTTGTCCATTACCCAAATTAAATCTGGGTCAATAGTCTGCCAAACAAAATCTTCGGCACTGTCTTCCATACTACATCTTAACGCAGTTGTCTACAGTCTTGCCGTCCTTTTGTTTAGTGCCCATACGCTTGTAGCCCTTCCAGCATACCTTGCCGTCAACACCTTTTTGTTTTTCTTCGTCTAGCGTGCTACATGTTACATCAGTTTTTTTTTTAAAGTTTTGTAAACACGTTCTGCAAGTTTTGCTGTGTAGTTTGATTCAACCACATCTTTTGCTCTAGTTAGAACGTTTGCTGTTGAGTTTGATTCTGCAAACTTCATATCATAATCTAGTGCATGATATACACTACTGATATAGTCTGCTGCTTTAGTAATCTTTGCCTGCTGCCATCCTTCGATGCCTTCTGCTTCAGATACTGTTTTAAGCATATCGTGTAATTTAATAGCGTACTTTGCTAGTTTATATAGATCAGCACGAGCCATTTGCACTTCGTGATCACGCTCTGCTGCACTTGCTAAATCGCCTAGGCCTTCTTTAACTGTTTTCTTTTTCTTGTCAGCAACTGCCTTCTTCTCGATCTTGTATGTGCGGGGATTGACACGATGTTGACTCATGTCCTCACCTTCAGCATCACGCTGTCTTAATTCCTTGTGAGCTGCATCAAGGTTCTGTTCGTGTGCTTCTTTTGCACGGCGATTGCGAGCTGAGTCGCTTTGGTCACCCTCCGC